GTTGGAAGTTTGAGCGTACCTGGTTTCATATCCTTCGGTCTACACGGCTTATATCTTCCCCCGTGTGCCCAGTACGACTCGTGCCCCAGCCGGGCGGCATGAGCACGAAGCACACGGTTAGTGACGCGTACGTAGCCCTCTCGAGGCTCCTCCCAGTACCACAGGGGGGCACCATCAAGGTCCTCGAGAATCTCGTCGCGCACCTCGCAAAACCCGCGCGGGTCGCGGGGCGAGAAGAAGATATCCACACGTGTAGCATACTTGGAAGGGTCCGCTTGTCCAACAACAAGCTCGTAAAGCGACCCGCGTACCGCCTTAGGCATGTCGCGCGCATCCCTTTGCTAGGATGGCCAAGCCCACCAAGAGCCACTGGGAGCTCAGGCGGGCGCCTAAGTCGGCGCGCCTTGGCGCGAACCGCTTTACAAAGGACGCGGGCAACTCGCCTCAGTGCTTTCCACTGAGGGGCGAAGTATTTCCCGCGATCCAGGACCCCATTACCATCACGCATGAACTGTTTCAGAGGGTACGGGTTGAACACGACAGGGGCGTTATCCTGCCCATCCGTGAGGCCAAAGACCTCACAAAAGGTCCAACCCGTCTTGCCACAGAAGGATTTCTTCTGATTCAGTCCACTTCCTATGGCCGCGATACTTTCGCCATAGGAACGCACTCGGTGTGGCAGTGTCAAGGACACGACGTCATCTCCACAGATGGCCGTCGTGGGCCCCAACACGTCACACGCCCAACCGTTGAGCAGCGAAAGTACAGTGAAAGAGAACGGAGTCCCCATCAAGCATCCCCGTCTCATAGGGACGTCCACGTATACTTTCGTCTCTTCCTGCCCAACGGCGCCGAGTGCCGCAACCTCCCGCCACTGTCTTTCGGTGAAAGACGACTTATGGTACCTAACTTGATGCGTCGGCCCCTCCACACCCAAGGAGTGCAAAGCGGCCCACGTGTGGACCGAGCTCAGGCCCGCACGGTTCAGGCCGCGGACAACGGCCCTAATCGCATCATGGTAGAACCCATCTGTCGCCTTCGTCAAATCGGCGCTAAGCCAGCGCCAATCACCGCGCGCGACTGCGTTCAAACCGAACACAGTGCCGTCCTCACGCACACGCTTCGAGAAGTCGCGTATGCGCTTGTCCTTCTTCCGGAGGACGGGGAACACGGCCTTGCGAACAAGGTCGCCGGCAGTAAAGACAGAAGCAGGGGGGATGGTAATGACACGCACCTTACATCCCTGCTCCGCAATAGGAGTTGCAGCGTGCACGAATGCACTCCC